TTACAAACCCAAGAAGCACAAAAAGCAGCAGAAAAAAGGAATAAAGATATTTTAAGTGGTTTATTAGAATTTACAATGAAGCCTATTGAAGGGCTTTATAAAGCAATTGATGCAGTAGGTAACGCATTAGGTAAAAACTTTGGCTTAGCTGAATCTATTAAAAAAGCAAATCAAGAAGCCTTAATCGGTGAAGCCACTGAAAAAGAAACCGCAAGAAAAAAAGAACTAGACGCTACTATACAACAATTAAAAGATTTAAAAGAAAAAAGAGCCGGCTATCAATTAGGGATAAATAAAATTGATGACGATGCTGCAAACGCTGCCGCTGAAAAGGCAAAGAAAGCGCTTGCGGAGCACAAAGCACATTTAGATGCTTTACAAGCGCAAGAAGCGGATGCGTGGTTTGCCAAACAAGTTGCTGAAGAAGAAAGAAAAGCAAAAGAGAAAAAAGACGAAGAACAAAAAGCATTAGACGAACAAGCTAGACTAGAAAAATTAGCGGCTGACCAAGATGCTCAAATGGCTAGATATACAGCGAATAAAAATGCTGAAGCCGAAATTGACAAAAAGAAACGTGAAGAAGAAAAAGCATTAGAACTAGCTAAACAAAATGAGATTTTAAACTTTGCCCAAATGAGTACGCAATCTCATCAAGCATTATCAGATGCTTTCTTTGCGGTTAAAAATAGAAACCTACAAAAAGGCTCAGCTGCTGAACGAAAATCAGCAGAACAACAATTTAAAATTAATAAAGCACTAGCTATTCAATCGGCTGTTATTAGTGGAATACAGGGTGTTATAAACGCTTTATCTGCTCAGTCAGTTGTTCCTGAACCATTTGGTACTGTATTAAAAGTAGCTACTGCGGTTGGTGTTGGTATCGCAGCGGCTGCTAATATAGCTAAAATTGCAAGCACTAAATTTGATGCTGGCGGTGGTGGCGGTGGCGGTGGTTCGGCAACATTACCAAGTGCGCCACCTATTCCAAGCCCACCAAGTATAAGCACACAGCAAAACAATACTAGCCAAAGTACATCGTTTGATGAAACTGGCAAAAAAATAGGCGGTGACAAAGAAAGACAAATGCAACCAGTGATACAAGTAAAAGCAACCGTAGGAGTTGACGAAGTATCGAGTAAAACCAATAGAGTAGAAACATTAGAAAAACAATCAACATTTTAAAATTATGGAAAATAAATTACCAATTTTTTACGCTACAATTAACGAAGATTTAAGCGGTTTAGAATTAAAAGAACAAGGGATTCAAAACATTGCATTAGTGGATAGCCCCGCCATGCTTACTGAGTTTTTAGCTTTTAGCGAACAGAAACCTTACGAGTTTAAAATGGCTTTACAAGAAGAACAGCGTATAATCACAGCGCCAGTTATTGTTGCTGACTTACCAATATATCGTAAAGTTGATGACAAAGAATTTTATGTAGTGTATAAAAAAGATACCAATATGCAAATATTACAAAAATATATGCTTGACGGAAACCAACGCAAAGTAAAATTAACGCATGATACAAGCGACCTATCAAAAGGTGTGTTTGTGTTTGAAGTATTTATTAGTGATGCTAGTCGTGGCATTAAACAACCCGAAGGTTTTGATTTACCCGATGGCACTATTTTTTGCAGCATGAAAATTAACAACGACGACATTTGGAAAAGAGTAAAAAGCGGTGAAGTTAAAGGTGTATCATTAGAGGGTTTCTTTGACTTAGAACAAGAAATTGAATTAGATCAAAACGAGATTGAAGCTATCATAAAAAATATTTTGTAAAAAGTAAATATTTTACTATATTATATTAACGAAACTAAATTAAATTAAATATGTTATCAAAAGAAACTAAAGATGCTTTAAAATCAGCATTATTAAAATTAGGTATTGAATTGCCTGCTACTAAGGTAGAAACTAAATTAGAAGACGTTGCATTAATTGATGGCACTATGTTATCAGTTGACAAAATGGAAGTAGGCGCAATGGCTTCATTTATTGGTGATGATGGTGTGGCTGTCCCTGCTGAAGGCGAATTTGAATTAGCAGACGGAACTAAAATCATGTGCGTTGCTGGTTTAATTACTGAAATCATGCCTAAAGAGGTTGAAACGGAAGCTACACAAGCTAAACCATTAGAAGATGAAATGAAAGCAATCTTAAGCCGCTTAGAAGTATTAGAAAAAAACTATGCAACAAAACAAAACTTAGAAGATCAACTATCAGAAACTAAAAAAGGTTTACAAGTTGCTTTAAGTGCTATTGATGCAATGGATAAAAACGCAGTTGCTTTAAACTTAGAAGCTAATAACAAAGTAGAAAAAAACTACAACGACTTAACTCCTTTAGAGTTATTCAAATTAAGAAAACAAAATAAATTCGTAGGATAAAAATAATATAAACTAAAAAATAAAAACAAAAAACAATGGCAATATCTTATTCACAATTAGTAATGATAAACGGAGTAGCTGCAGATCCAGTAATCTCTGAAATTATCTTTGAAAACAAAACAATCTCTGAAGGCTTAGTGGCTTTTGAAACAGGCATTAAAGCTGGTACTATCTTTACTGAAAATGTAAATACAGTAACTATGCAAAACTGGGCAGTTAATCCATCAGCATCAGGAACAATCGGAATTAACGATGTATTAATCACTCCAGTAAAGGTTGAATACTTAGACGCATTTACCCCAAATGATTTAAGAACTTCACGTTTTAATCGTGATATGAAGCCAGGTGCTTGGAACGATGTATCTGACGAGTTCGCTAAAATGGTTTTAAACGGTGTAGCAAAATCTATTTCTGCTGATGCTGAAACTAAGTTTTGGAACGGTGCAACTTCTACAACTAAAACGGCTGTTGCTGCTTTAACTGCTGGTGCTTTAAATACTCAAGTATCTACGCAAGAAAAAGCATTAGTTGCTGCAATGCCAACTACTTTATTTGATTCAGTAATTACACGTGCTATCTATAACAACGCTGCCGTTGGTGGTCGTATTAAAGTTGTTGGTGGTGCTGCAATTACTGCTGCTACTATTGTAGGGCAATATCAATTAGCTTATGCTGGTATTGTTGCTGAAACTTTATCTGCATCTGACGAAAAAGCATACATCTACGCTCCGCGTTCTCACAAACAATTAATCAATATTGCAAATGTTAATTTGACATTCAGAGATGTGTTTAGTGTTGACATGGTTGCTGATAAATATTATTATTTAGGAGTTGAAATTAAATTTGTGCCAATTGCTGAAAATGTAATATTCGTAGCGGTTCCAAGTAACATCAAATGGTGTACTGATTTAATGGAAGATTTAAACATGGTAGTTATTGATAAGTTTCCTCAACCACGTAAAGATTATTTTTACGATGTAGTGTTCACTATCTTTGCACACGTAACTAACCAACGTTTCAACACGTTATATGTAGGATAATAAATAATTAAGGGGTTATTGATTTAACCCCTTTCATTTTTAACATTATAAAATTATAAAAAAATGCCTTGTCCATTAACACAAAATTATACACTAAAAGACTGCTTAACAACAGCAGGCGTAGCTTCATGGTATATCACTCCATTTGCTAACGTCTTAACGTCTACATTAACTGCAAACGTTGTAACTGCTATCACTAAAACAGTTACATGGAAAACTATTGCTCAAGAAATTGAACAAGGTATGTGGTCTTATACTGGTGCAGGAACAACTGCTTCGGGTTCTAAGGCTTACGACTGGGAATGTTCTATTAAAATGCACGGATTAAATACATTAGATCAACAAGAATTAGAAACTATTTTAAATAACAAAGTGGTACTTATTGCAGTTATGCAAAACGGTGATGCTTGGATGTTAGGTCGTGGTTATGGTTCAAATGCTATTGATTCTAAATTTGAATCGGGTACTGCAATGGGTGACTTTATTGGTAGCACATTAACAATCAAAGGGCGTTCAAGCTTATCGGCTGTTAAAGTTGACACTGCTATCTTAGCAGGGTTATTAACCTAGTAAATTAATTACACAAATATTAAAAGCAATCTTAATAGGTTGCTTTTTTTATTTTGTAAAAGTTTAAAAAAATACTATATTATATTAGTGATATTAATTAATAAAAATACAACAAATAAAGTTATTTTAACGCTATCTGAAAAGACAACGTTAACAAATGCAAAGTATTTATTTGAGGTTATTAATGACATGAGTAATACAGTTAAATGCTTTATTGCAGCGGATATAAGTACAAATAAATTAAGATACAACGAATTTGATTTTATTGAAAACGTAACTGAAAATTTATTGAATGGTACTTTTAGTTTAACACTAAGCGGTTTTTATAAATATAATGTTTACGAGCAAGCAAGTACAACAAATTTGAATCCGTTGTTAGCATTAAATTTAATTGATAAAGGAAAATTAAACATTGTATCACAATTAAGTGATTATCCAGTTTATACTGGCAACGAAAACAATACAGTAGTATATGGCGGCTAAATTTCAATACATTGACAATAAGCATATGTTAACGTTTAAAGCGTTACCTAAATTAACGTTTAGTGAAGACAATAAAGGTTACATTAAATATGGTAAAGACAATTTATACCCACAAGAGTTAGTACGTTTATTTAATGAACACCCTGAGCATAGGGCTATTGTTAACCGTAAAGCACGTTACATTTGGGGGAAAGGATTAAAAGCAGTTAACGAGATTGACCAAATTAAAGTTGAAACGTTTGTCGATAATTTTAACCGTAAAGAAAGTTTAAATCAATGCGGAAAAAAACTAACTACTAACACTGAATTATTTAACGGTGTTTATGTAGAGGTTATAACTAACTTGCAAGGTCAACCGATTGAAATGTACTTTTTAAATTCTGCTAATTGTAGAATATCTGAGTGTGAAACTAAATTATATTTTAGTAAAAATTGGAATAGAAATACTCAGTCAAAAGATATTAAGTGTATCAATAAATTTGAAAATAACGGAATGGCTGGCACATTCTTTATTGACTTTAAATATTATACAGCAAGCGCAAGTAAGTTAGAAAGCGTTTATCCAACTGCTCAATATCAGTCTATTGTAAATGATATTAATACCGATATTGATATAAGTACATTCAATAAAAATTATGTTAGTAGTGGTTTTTCGGTAGGTAAGATTATAAACTTCTTTAACGGTCAACCAACGGATGACATGATCCATTCAATCGAGCGTTCGTTTAAAGGTACTTACACAGGTGAGAACGGTGAAAGTCTTATGATTACTCACTCAGATAGAGATGACAAAGCACCCGAAGTAGTGGATGTATCGGTAACTGATTTATCAGAGAAATTTGCGTTTACTTCAAAGCGTGCAATGAAAAAAATCTTTGCAGGTCATGAAATGGCACCTGAATTATTTAATATAAAATTTGATGAATCCTTTTTAAGTGGCAGCCCTGACTTGTTAATCTTACAAGAATTATTTGTAAAAGGATATATTGAGCCACGTCAAATTGACTTATTAGAATTTTTATCTTATTTATCATTCTTAAAAACTGGTGAATATTTAGAAATGATGTTTGAGCCTATCAGTTTAATTGGTGCGGATTTATCAAACGATACTGATTTAACACAGGATGAGCGTAGAAAATTAAAAGGATATGAGCCATTAACAGCCATCCCTACCGATATAAACGGAGAGCCTTTGCCTATTGTAGCTACTCAAACAAATGATAGTTTAAAAGGGCTTAGTGCTGCGGATAATGCCGATATGTACCGTATTGTAAGAGATTACACAAAGGGTAAAATTAACGAACATTTAGCGGTTACTAGGTTAACAGCTTATGGCATTGATGAAACGCAAGCTAAAAAGATTTTAGGTATTGAACAAACTCAAACTATTTTATCAAAAGTTAAAAATTTATTTAGTTCTGATAAAACAGATAAAATTTTATTAGCATTAGAAGCATGCGCAGAGGATGACAACGATGACGATATTATTTTAATAGAAGCTGCTCACATTCATAATTCAAAAGATGCTTTAAAATATGAGCGTAATTTAATGAAGTTTGCGGATGCTTTAGTGATTAGTGTAGAAGAACTAGATAATGCTATTTTAACAGCTTTAAAAGGCAATCCTACA